TGGCCCGGCTCGTGACGCGCGATACGGCGTTTGAGCCGGCATTCCAGGGCAAGATTCTTAATATTCCGTACCCCGGAACGTTTACGGCGCAGGATAAGGCCGCCGACACGCTGGCCACGGTCCAGACCCCCGCCGGCGGCGCCACGATCCAGGTGACGCTCAACCGGCACAAATATGTGGACTTCATTATCGAGGATGTTGCCACGGCACAAGCCAGGAGCGATCTGTTCGAGTCGTACGTCCGCTCGTCCGCCGTCGCGATCGCGAAAGCCGTCGAAACGGACCTGTTTGCGCTGTATACGTCGCTGACCGGCGGCACCGTTGGGTCGTCCGGCAATGATGTGACGGCTGCGACGATCCGGAACGCACGCAAGCTCCTGAACGATAAGAATGTGCCGCTGACGAACCGCGCGCTCGTGGTGTCAGACAAGGACGAGATCGCGCTGCTTGGCAATCCCGACCTGGCGACGTATTTCGCGTTCGCGCAGCGTGACGCGATCGCGAATGGCAGCATCGGCCGGCTGTACGGCTTCGATGTGTATGTGAGCCAGCTGGTGCCGGTCGTCACCGGCACGCCGAATAGCACGAAGAACCTGGCTATCCACCAGGAAGCGATGATCCTGGCGGTGCGGCCGTTTGTGGACCCGCCGCCGCAAAGCGGCGTCCAGGTCGCCACCGTGCAGGACCCGGAGACCGGCCTGTCGCTGCGCGTGCAGTATCAATACGACATGGCCAATCGCGGTGTCCGTGTCGGCTTGGACATCCTGTACGGCGTCGCCGTGCTCCGGCCGACCGCCGGCGTGGTGGTGCTGAGCTAGGAGGCCGTGATGGCGGCGTTTGTGGTCAATTCCGGCGGAATGACGCACTCCGTCAACGACGACCAGGTGGAGGCGCTGCTCCAGCAGGGCTTCCGCCTGGCCACGGCCGAGGAAATCGCCGCCTGGTACGCGGCGCAGGGGTTGGAGGTGCCACATGCCGCGCGCGAGCATGACCGATCTGATCCGCCGGGTTCGCGGCCTGATCGGCGATCCAGCCGGCGCTGACCAGACGTTTTCGGACGATGACGTGCAGACCGCGCTGGACCGGCACCAGACCGTCGTCTGGTATGCGACCTTGCGTCCGGAGTCGACGATCCTGCCGGCAGGCGTCGTCGAGACGCGTGAGTACGTTGCCGGCGTGGGCGACTGGGAGGCCGATGAGGTGTTGTACAACGCCGCCTGGCAACCGCTCACGCCGGCAACGGCTGACCGGCTGACCGGCCGCTGGACGTTTGCCAGTCCCGGCCAACCTCCGCCGGTGACCATCCTTGGAAAGACGTACGACATCCACGGCGCTGCGGTCGACCTGCTGGAAGCCTGGGCCGGACGGGTCGCGCGCGCATTTGATTTTTCCAGCGATGGTCAGGAGTTTCGGCGTAGTCAGCAGACGCGCGCGTTGCTGGAGCTTGCGCGCGAGTACCGGCGCCGGCTGCGTCCGTCGGTGGCCGTGCAGGCCCGCATTGATGTCAACGAGTGGTGGTGATGCTGTCGCCAGCCGACCTTGCCAGCATGCGCGCAACGCTCCTGGCCAGTTTGCCGGACACGGCGCAGGTCCGCCGTGCAACGCGCGTGTCGGACGGGATGGGCGGCACGATCGACACGTGGACGACGATCGCGACGGTGGCGTGCCGGGTGTCGCCGTCGAACACGACGCCGACGGAGCCGGCGATCGCCAATCAGGTCCAGGACCGGGTGCTGTGGACGCTAACGCTGCCGGCCGGGACGAACGTCCGTGCGGACGATCGCGTCGTCGTCGGATCGCGCACGTTCGAGGTGCTCGGCGTGCTGGCGCCGAGGAGCTACGAGCTGGCCACGCGCGTCGTGGCCGTGGAGGCATGACATGGATGAGACGGCGCTGCGCGTGATCGTCGTCTACGTGAAAGTCGTCGCCGGCACGTTGGCGGCGCTGGCTGGCGGGCTGCCGATGCTGACACAGGTGCTGGTCGTGCTGATGGCCGTGGATATCGCGACCGGCATCTTGGCAGCGTACATCCACCGCACGCTCTCCAGCGACGTGTCGTTTCGTGGCGTCGCGCGCAAGGCGATCGTGCTGCTGGTTGTCGCCGCCGGCGCTTGGGTCGAGCCGGTCGTCCAGCTGCCGATCGGCGACGCCGTGGCCGGCTTCTACGCCGTGCATGAGGGGCTGTCGATTTTGGAGAATGTGACGCGCGCCGGGTTGCCGGTGCCGCCGGTGCTGCGCGAGGCGCTGGCGAAGCTGTCGCCAGCGCGCGTCACGCCTCCGGCGTCGCGACCACCGGAGGACCACCGTGGCTAAATCGCTCATTGTTGCGACCCTGGTGTTCGACCACCTACCGGCGCTTCAGGCGCAACTCCGGGCGCAGGCCAGCGAGGTCGTGCGCACGGCGGCCACGGAGATCGAGGCGCGCGCCAAACAGGTCGTGCCGGTCCGGACCGGCACGCTGAAAAACTCAATCCAGGCGGCGATGGACAGCGACCTGACCGCCACCGTCGGCACCGGCGTGGAGTACGCAGCCTATGTCGAATTCGGCACGCGCGGTCGCCCGCCGCGGCCGTATCTTGGTCCGGCGGCCGAGGCCGTGCGACCACGCTTCATCGCGGCGATGCAGGAGCTGCTGGCGTGATTGAGACGCTCCGGGTCGATCAGTGGTTGTATACCGTGTTGTCCGGCGACAGCACGCTCAACGCGCTGGTTGCCGGGCGCATCTATAGCGCGCTTGCGCCACAGGACACGGCGCTGCCATTCGTTGTGTTTGTGCAGCAAACAGGATTTGACGTCCGTGGCGTGGGGCCGTATCGCATCATGACCAGCTTGGTGTATCAAATCAAAGCTGTCGGCCGGGGCGGGTCGTTCCAGCCGATCGCAGCGATTGCCGACCGGCTGGACCTGTTGCTGCATGGCGCCAGCGGCAGCGTCGTTGACGGACGTATTTTGATGTGCGTGCGCGAACAACCGTTGGCGTACGTTGAAGTTGAGGACGGCGTTCACTATCGCCATCTTGGCGGTCTTTGGCGCATTCTTGCGCAGGAGATGTAGAAAATAGCAGATAGAAGATAGGAAATAGAAAATAGAAAAAAACCAAGGAACTATTTCCTATTTTCTATGTGCTATTTCCTAGGAGGACCGTATGCCTGAGGTTGCAACCATCACGCGTGTCGTGCAGGTTGGCGTCGAAACAACGCCTGGCACGAGCGTTGCCGCAGCAAAACAACTCCGATCGATCGCAATCGACCCGTCCATTCAGGCCGAACTGAAAACGCTCACGGCGCAAGGTGGAAAATTCGCGATCGCCACCACGCTTGGCAAGGAGTGGATCGAGGCCAAGCTTGGTGGCTATCTGACGTACACCGAAATCGTCTATCTGCTCAGTTCCGTGCTGCGAAGCGTGACGCCAACGCAGATCAGTCCGCCGTCGGGCACGGCCTACCGATGGACGTTCACGCCGGCGCAATACACCGAAGACGCCGTTAAAACGTTCACGGTTGAACGTGGCAGTAGCGTGCGCGCGTACAAATTCGCGTACGGCCTCGTGAGCGCACTGTCGCTCAAGTTCGATCGTGAAAAGATTGATCTTGGCGGGACCATGATCGGCCGGTCAATCCAGGACAACATCACGCTCACCGCAAATCCAACCACGGTCCCGGTACTGCCGGTCGTGCCGTCGGCCGTCAGTGTGTTCATGGACCCGACGGCTGCGAACATCGGTACAACGCGACTCTTGCGCGATTTCACAGCCGACGTCGCGATCGCCGATCGCTTTGGACCGGTCTGGACGTTAGACAGCACGCAATCCAGCTTCGCCGCGCACGTTGAGACAAAGCTTAAAGCGACGCTGAAACTGACCGTCGAAGCCGATGGTCAGGGCATGGATCCCCTGCTGGCGATGCGCGTTGGCGACAAGCGCTTCATTCGCATTCAAGCCACCGGGCCGAACATTGAAACCGGCAACGACTACACATTCCGGCTCGATCTGTGTGGTCTGGTGTCGGAGGTTGGCGACTTCAGCGATGAGGATGGCGTCTATGCGATCGAATGGACGTTCGCCGTGACGCACGATCCCACGTGGGGCAAGGCGCTGGAGGTCCAGGTTGTGAACACGTTGAGTGCGTTGTAGGAGGTCGTATGCCGGTTCGACTCAGTCACCTTGCGCAGGACCGACGGACGTGCACGATCCCGGTCGGCGACGACACGGTGACGGTGACGTACCGACCTGGTGGGGTCACGCCGGAGTTGGAAGACCAATTGCGCACCTGTATGACCGAACAGCGTGGCGGCGCGGCGCTGGTCGCGCTGCTGACGCACTGCCTGGTCGAATGGGACGTGGTCGATGACCGTGGCGCCATGATTCCACCGACGGCCAGTCGTTTGCGCCAGCTGCCGACATTGTTTTTGAGCCGGGTCGCGCAAGCGATCTTGGAGGACCTGCGCCCAAACGCCGCGAGCGGCGGGACCTCCGCCGCTGGCTCACCACCGGAGGCCTGACCGGCGAACCACCGGACTGGTATCTGCTCATGCGCGCAGCGCGCTATCTTGGCGTTGCACCGTGGGAGCTGGCCCGGCAGCCGGTCGTGTGGCGCGACTGGGCGCTGGTGGCTGAAAGCGCTGAGCGCCAGGCCGAAGCCGACGCGCTGGAACGCGTCAGCAGAAAATAGGAGACAGGAAATAGGAAATAGTGCATCTCTTCTTTTTCCTCTGTGCTGAATTCTATTTTCTCGTTCCTATTTTCTACTTCCTCCCATGGCTATTACGGCAGCAGAACTGCAGGTCAAGATCGGCGCCGACACGACGGAAGCCGACCAGGCGATGCAGTCGGTGTCGGGCCGGCTGTCGTCGTTTGGCGCGCAAGCCGGCGTGGTTGGTGGCCTGCTCACGGCCGGCATCACGCTGCCATTGGTCGGTGTTGCGAAGACGGCGCTGAGCACGGCGATCGACTACCAATCGGCGCTGAACATGATGCAGGCCGTCAGCGGCGCAACCGACGCGCAGATGGCGCAGGTTGCCGCCACGGCCACGGCGCTTGGCGCCGACATGTCGCTGCCGGCGACCAGCGCAGCCGACGCCGCGCTGGCGATGGTGGAGCTGGCGAAAGCCGGCTTGTCGGTCGAGCAAAGTATGGCGGCGGCGCAAGGCGTGCTGCAGTTGGCCGCGGCCGGCAATCTGTCGGAGGCGCAGGCAGCAGAAATCGCTGCGAACGCGCTGAACGCGTTTGGCTTGTCAGGTGAGAAAGCGACGGATGTGGCGGATCTGTTGGCGGCTGCGGCGAACGCCTCCAGCGCTGACGTCGGCGACCTGGCGGATGCGCTCAAGATGTCCAGCTCCGTCTTCGCTGCCGCCGGCATGCCGTTAGAGGAGCTGGTCGCGTCAATCGGCCAGATGGCCAACGCCGGGATCAAAGGGTCGGACGCCGGCACCAGCTTGAAACAAATGCTGTTGTCGCTCCAGGCGCCAAGCGACAAAGCGCGACAATTGATGGCCGATCTGGGTATCACGATCTATGATGCCCAGGGGCAGATGCTGCCCCTGCCGCAGATCATCGACCAATTTTCGACGCGCCTGGCCGGCCTGAGCCAGGAGCAGCGCAATGCGGCGCTCGCGACGATCTTCGGATCCGACGCGGTGCGCGCGGCAAACATCGTGCTGATGGCCGGCGCCGATGCGCACGCGCAGATGGTGGAGGCCGTCACGCGCCAGGGCGCGGCTGCCGACCTGGCCACGTCGCGCATGAAAGGGCTTGGGGGCGCGATCGAAGGCCTCAAAAGTCAGATTGAGACGGTGCTGCTGAGCGCCGCGCAGCCATTTCTTGGAACGCTGGAAGGCTGGGTCCGCGGCCTGGCCGATCTGGTGCCACGGATCGCAGCCATCGACCCGGCGCTGCGCAACGCGGCGCTGGCGTTTGCCGTGGTGCTGGCTGCTGCTGGTCCGGCGCTGGTGGTGTTCGGCGCACTGTCGGCCGCGATCGGGTTTCTGTTGTCGCCGATCGGCCTGGTGGTGGTCGCCATCGCGGCGCTGGCGGCGGCGTGGGCGACGAATTTCGGTGGGATTCGCGACCTGACGGCAAGTGTGTTGACGGCCGTGTCGAACGCGATTCAAACCGTCATCAGGTTCATCGCACCATTCATCCAGCGCGAGATTGGCGTGGTGGTCGCGTGGTGGCAAGCGAATTGGCCACTCATCCAGCGCACCGTGGAAACGGTGATGACGACCATCCACCGAATCATCACGAACGTCTTAACCGGTCTGCAACAGATCTGGCAGACGCACGGCACGACGATCACGGCCATCGCGCAAAGTGCGTGGATCCTGATCACCACCATTATCGATACAGCGCTGAAGCTGGTGCTGAATCTTGTCACGTTGGTGATGCAACTGATCACCGGCGACTGGCGTGGCGCGTGGACCACGATCCAAACCATCCTGCGCACGGTGTGGGACGGCATGGTCACGATCGTGAAAGCGACGCTTACGGGGCTGGTGGCGCTCCTCGCGCTCGCGTGGGCCGGCATCAAAGCGGCTGCGCAATCAACGTGGTCCAGCATCACGGCGGATGTCGGTCGCGCGTGGGACACGCTGAAAGCCGTGGTCGGGGCCAGCGCGACGTGGATCGTGACGACGTTAGCCAAAGCGTGGTCCAGTGTCGCATCCACGGCCGGAAGCGCGTGGCGGGGCGTGGCCGATACGATCGCCGGCATCTGGTCCGGTTTGGTGAACACGGTCCGAGGACACCTCAACCGGCTGATCGACGCGCTCAACGGGCTGGTGCGTGGCTGGAATGCGCTGCAGTTCCGGATTCCGGGTTTTTCGGTGGAGTTGCCGGCGGTTGACGTGCCCGGGGTTGGCCGTGTCGGCGGTGGTCGCCTCGGCTGGGAAGGGCTGTCCGTGTCGGTGCCGAACCTGGCCACCATTCCCCGGCTGGCGGACGGTGGCATCGTCACACGGCCGACGATCGCGATGATCGGCGAGGCCGGCCCGGAGGCCGTGGTGCCGCTGCGATCGGCCGGCGTGACGCCGATCACGGTGAACATCTCCGTTGCCGGGTCGGTGATCGCTGAGCGCGACCTGGCAGCACGCGTGCGCGAGGAATTGCTTCGGCTTGGCCGGCGCAATCTGTCTGTAGGGTTGGCATAGGACGGCACGACCATGGCGTTGCCACAGGTCATCGTGGAGATCGCGTTCGGCAGCAATCCGTTGGATGTGCCGGTCTGGACGAACGTGTCGCCGTACGTGCGCGCGTGTGCCATCCGGCGTGGCCGGCAGCGCGAGCTGGATCGCGTGGAGGCCGGTACGGCAACCGTGACGCTCGACAATCGCGATCGTCGGTTCGATCCGACGAACAGCGCGTCGCCGTATGCGCCGAATGTCGTGCCGATGCGCCGACTTCGCATCAGCGCCGTGTGGCAATCGGTCACGTATCGATTGTTCACTGGCTTCGTTGAGGCGTGGCAACAGCGCTGGCCTGCGGGGCGCGACGCCGTGGTGGAGGTGAGCTGTGCTGACGCGTTCAAGCTGCTGAATCTGTATCAGCTGTCGACGCTGTCGCCGTTCAATGGTCAGCTGGAAGACACAGGTGTGCGCATCAGCCGGCTCCTCACAGCGATCGATTGGCCGGCGGCCGACACGCTGATTGATCCCGGCGTGTCGCTGCTCCAAGCCGGACAGATCGGCGGCGTGTCGGTGCTGCAGCATCTGCAGACGGTGGTCGAGACGGAGAACGGCTTCTTGTTTGTCGCCGGCAATGGCCAGATCGTGTTCCGGAACCGGCACGCACGCATCCGGCCCAGCACGACAGCGCCGCCGGTCTTCGGCGACGGACCAGGCGAATGGCCGTACGCCGAACTGGTCATCGACGCGACCGACGACCAGCTGTGGAACACGGCCACCGTCGCGCGCGTCAACGGCACGACGCCGGGACAGGCATCCGATGCGACGAGCCAAACGCGCTATGGCCAGCGCACGCTGAGCAAATCATCGCTGCTGCAGACGACCGACGCCGAATGCCAGGCGGCGGCCGAATATCTTGTGGCGCGCTATGCCAGTCCGCAGATCGTGCTGCGCACGATGACGCTTGAGCCGGCGATGGACGATGCGCTGTGGCCAGCGACCCTGGGGCGCGAACTGGGCGATCGCGTGATCGTGCGCCGTCGGCCGCCAGGCGGTGGCACGGCGATCGAACAAACGTCGTTCATTGAAGGCATCAGTTGGGACATTGCGCCAGGGACGTGGCGCACGACGTGGCAACTGAGCCAGGCCGATCTGAACACGTACTGGATGCTTGCCGGAACCGATACGGACCAGTACGCACCGTTTTCTGTGTTGGAGCAAACTACGCGTTTAGCGTATTAAGATAGAAAATAGAAAACAGAAAGTAGGAAATAGAAACAATGAACGAACGGCTCATTTCTATTTCCTAACTCCTAACTCCTATTTCCTATTCACAGGAGGTATCGTATGCCGTGGACACCGCCACAAATCCGGTCAGTCGGCTATGTTATTAAAAAAGTCGACGATTGGGACGTGATCGTAACGGATTTGCAGTATTTGAAAAATGTGTTGGATGGAACGGAAGGTCAGGACGTCACGTTTGCACAGAAGGTCGTGGTGACGCAGGGCTTGACAAGCCGGCCATACGTCGTCGAGACCGGCTGGCCGGCGTCCGGCGACCTGACGCTGCGCGCAAGTTCCGGGTCGTGTTATGTGATGAGCCCCGGAACGGGAACGGTGTATCTGCTTGGCAACGCGTATTATACCGGCACGAACTGGCTGCGCCTCCAAAACGCAAACCGTGCCGCCATGGTCTCTGTGTTCGACGGCTCTGTCCAATTCCGGCAAGCACCGGCCGGGACTGGCCCGATCACGTGGTCCACGGTGCTCACGACCTATCCCTCCGGCGGCGTCGCGATCGGCACGGCGCCGACGGATCCGGGGCAAAACAACCTCCAGGTCCAAGGAGGGTTGACGGTCGGGACGAATGCGACGTCGAACGTGCCGGTGAAGCTGTTTGAAACCGTGCTGGCGTCTGCGCAAAGCCCCGTTTTCTTCACGTCGATTCCACAAACGTACCGACATTTGCAGCTGGTCGTGAGTGCCCGCCTCACGGCGTCGATTTCGGACGCGCCGGTGTGGATCCAGCTGAACTACGATACCGGATCGAACTATTGTTTCCAATCACTGACCGTGGTCGGGTCGTCGGTCTCCGGCGCCACCAGCGGCGCGACCACGCGCATCGGGATCGGCCGGGCCGCGGGGGCGACGTCGCTGCCATATTACCGTGGCGTTATGACGGCGACACTGTTTCATTACACACAGGCAGCCGTCAAGCTGGTGGAAAGCACCAACACGCTGGCAACGGCAGCGACGTCGATGTCGTCCGGGCAGTATTACGGCCTGTGGGCAAACACCAGCGCCATCACGTCGATCACTATCTTTCCGGATAGTGCCCAGTTTTTGGCTGACTCCATGTTTACGCTGTACGGACTGCCGTAGGAGGACCCCATGCCGTTTTCGGTCGGACCAGGCATCGCGGCAGCGATGCAGGCGCGTGGCGATACGCCACAGTCGGATGAACGCTACATCACCGACTGGCTGTCGCTGGCGGCCGGCGAGCAAGGACTGTACGTCTACGTCAAGCAGGCTGATCGCGTCTATTTCCTGGCAAGCAGCAGTGGAGGCAGTCCGTGGATGCCGAACCGGATCGCGATGCCGTCGCCAAATCACGGCGGAGCACGGGCGCTCACCATCGGCTGTGTGCTCCACGCGACGCGTGGTGGCGCAGCAACGCCAGACGCTGAGTTTCGCGGCACACTGGCCTGGTTCACGTCGACGAAATCGCAGGTTTCAGCGCACGTGGTCATCGCCGCCGACGGCACGATCGCTGAATGCGTCGATCCAACGCTCATCGCCTGGCACGCACGGTCGTATAACGCCACGCATCTGGGGCTGGAGTTTGTGCAGGCACGCGCCGGAGACGCGATCACGGATGCGCAGTACCGGTCGGCTGGCTGGTGGTTGGCGCAGATGAGCCGGCGCTTCAACTTTCCACTGGACGACGCGCGATTGCCGGAGCACCGGGAAATCCCGCCAGGACGCGCCGAAGGCAAGACGGATATCGGTCCGCCGTTCGACCGGCAAAAACTAATTGCCGCCGCGCGCGCGTTTGATGCGCGTGCGACGGCAGCCGGGAAGGGGTAAGGAAACGCGCGCGTCAGGCGTCGCGCGCGTCGAGGAGGTGGGTCATCCGTGCGATGACATCAACGTATTCGATGGTGGACGGCGCCGACAGGTCCTCATCGACCCCAATGATTTGATACGTTCCGTTGACGTCGTGCACCGCCACGACGTCGAACGTGTAGCGCCCCGTGGGGACGTTGCCCCACGGGGACGGCGGCATCCAGCAGACGATGGCCGCGCGATCGTCTGCAAGACGAAACACGAATTCAATGTGCGTGCTGAAGAATTTTACATCACGCACATGCAACGCAAAGCGCTGCAGGAACCGGAGGTCCGGAATGTGCATGAGCATGTCAAAGACTTCATGCACATCCGCAATGGCCACACTTTCTTGTCGCCGTGGCCGGTTGGCAATGCGCGCGACCACGGCGGCAGCCTTGGATTCGTCCATCCGGTCCAGCCCCGGAACAGCCCGGAGCTGCTGGACGATCTGCTGGCCGGTATAGGCCAGCAGATCGACGGAGTAGTCGGTGTCGGAGCGATACACGATCGCTCCGTACTGGTTCGGAAACCGGTAAATAACTTCCTCACCGCCCGGGACCTGGACCCGGGCAGTGACAAACGCCTCGAAGCGTTCCCACATGGCTGGTCATCCTTGTTCCATGCCCTGCACGAGGACCAACCGGTCCTCATGCAGGGCAAAGCATCCAGCGTCGCAGCCTTACGCCTCATCGTCATCGTCATCGTCATAGATGTCGACGACGCACTTTGGCCACAACATGTGGCCGCACAGCGGACAGCGCAGGACCCATGGCTGGCCGCCGGTCGCGACGAGCGCGGCCTGGCCGGTGGCTGGGGCGCCACGATAACCTTCCAGCGCCTGGAGACGCACCGCGGAACGGTGCGTTTCCGCCTGCCAGTACCGAACGTCGCAGATGACGTTCGGACAGGCGTACTTCCGGAACCACGACGTCCGGCGTGGCAGCCAGACGTCGAAAAAAGTGGCTGCGTGCAATCCTTCATCTTCGCGCCGGTGCCGGATTTCCCTGGCCAGCGCACGCGCGAGCGCGGTCGCCTCCGGCAGCTGCACCGCCAGCTCCGGCGCAAGAATAGTGTCGATCGCGGCGATGTGCCACGCCGCGGTCATGGCGTCCTCACCGGGCCGAATGGAGGCGTTGTAGCAGGTGATGGACAACGTTGCTGGCGCAAAGGCTTCCTCCAACGCTTTTTCCACGCCTGGCGCAGCGCCAGACGTCGAAAAGGACAGGATCTGAATTTGAGTGTACATACCGTTCCTCCTTTTGTAGGAAACAGGAACTAGGAACTAGGAACTAGGAGATAGGAAATAGGAAAGAAGGAATGAATTCCTATTTCCTACCTCCTAGTTCCTATTTCCGAATCAAACGCGCGCAAGCGCGCGGCAGGCAATGATGCGCCCCTGGTCGTCACGGATGACGTCATCCGGCACGACCAGATCGTCCCGGTCGCGCGCCGCCTCAGCGACGACGCGCGACACGATGTACAGTGTTTCCGGCTCCGGCTGTGGCAGGTCGACCACCTGCCCCAGGACGGTCGCCGTCACCGGGACCGTGACGGCATCGATCGTCACGGTTCCGACCACGCTGCGCGTCACCGTGCAGCGTGCGACGGCGCCGGACGGTGGGATTGTGATCGTGGCGCCGTCGTTCGCCACGATCACGACATCGTGTGAAACGCAATTCACGAGCTTCATGGTGTCCTCCGTGTGATGCGACTATCGTGTCATACAGGCCAAATCACTGCGCACAGCCAGAACGGCTGCTGCCTCATCGATGGTCGTCACCGGCAGCTCTTGGACGAGCCACCCGACCTTCGTAACGCCATCCGAATCCGTTTTAAGCTCACGGACTTCCATCATGACGAAGTCCGTGTCCAACCCGACAGCGTCGTTCGCCGAAGCCCAGCGAACGACGACTCCGAGATTGCCTACGTCGAACACCAGTTCGACGTAGGTCGGAAGCCAAATTGCCCGGACAAGGAGGTGCAGGAACTGCTGCACCGGTGCCAGGGCCGGAATCGATTGCACGCGTGCAATCGATTCGTCGATCGTTCGTGCGACGTATGTCGCATCGTGCAGCATGGC